TGTCTTCGTCGGCTGGCACATCGGCTTTCGCTTCCGGTTCGTCCAATGGAATATAATCGTCGTGTTCGCTGGTATAGTCAATAAAATCTTCGAAACTCATTTTGAATTCCATGCCCGAACGCCTTGCGCCCGATTTGATACCATACCAGGTAACGAGTAAAAAATCTTCGAGGCTGGTACATTCGGTTGTACCTTTTTGGCGCTTATAGTCAATCAGTGCGCGGTTATCAACGATAACCGGAATCTGTACGCCGTTAATGGTTGCTTTTTTAAATTTTTGTTCCATGGGTGTGGATGTTAATTATGAATGGTTAATGAATGCTGGTAGTATTGTGAACGTTCTTCAAAAAACATCTACAAGATTTGGTCTACAGTCCGGTGTGAATTTGAATGTTGCTGCTAAACAATACATTGGAAGTGCTACAACTACACCAACGGCACTACTTCACATAGGAGCAGGAACCACAGGTGCATCAACGGCACCATTAAAGTTTACATCAGGATCACTAATGACTACTGCTGAATCAGGGGGTGTTGAATTTTTAACTGATAAGTTTTATGGAACCATAACAACAGGGGCGGCAAGAAAGGAATTTACTTTAAATGATGCTGCTTTAACTAGTGGCCAAATACCTGTTGCAACTACAAATGGCAGATTAACAGACCTTGCGGCTGGAACAAGTGGGCAGGTGTTGACTAGCTCAGGGGCCGGAACAGCCCCAACATGGACAGATAAAACACTTGATGCAATAACCGGTGGTATTGAGGTGAAACAAACCCAATCAAGCGGATCAACTACCCATAAGACTTATGAAACTCTTTGGATAGACGCGGCTGGAACTAGTGTTACTCAGGACATAAATATTATGAATGGGTACACAGACGCAACTGCTACAATAATTTTCACGGTAGTTGGTGTAAAATCTGACGGTTCGGAATCAACAGGCGCACAATACGCAGCTACTTTTAATAAGGACGGCGGCACTACAGTTGTCGAGGTTGGATCTGAATCGGAACTATACATGCACGAAACAGATGCTGCATCAAGCGTAACGATTAGCGTAGCATCAAATTTAATACGAGTAGTTGTAGATAGTGGGGATGCTGATTCTTATCGATGGACGGTGTTCGCTAAAGTAACGATTACTCAGTTATGAGAATATTATTCCTTCTCTTAATATCGATTTCGTCTTTTGCTCAACCGGGCAGATTTTTTCATGCCGTCAATAGCACTCACGCTCAAACTTCAACGCCTGATAGTGAGATAACACCGGTAACGGTAACGTTTAAGAACGATCAGAGAAGTAACGCAGCGATTGCAGTTGATGCAACAACGAGTGAGAATATTACATTCTGGAAGTGGGAGGTTTACGACTCTGAGACACGACAGTTATTTGATGTTTCATTTGACCAAGATCCAAACTTCTATATTTCAACTTTAGGGTTTTACGACCTAAAACTTACCGTCAAAAACTCAGTTGACACATACACAAAGCGATGGGATAGGGCTTGGTTTATTAACCTTCCAAGATTCACAGAAGAGGAAGCCGACATAGTCATAAGTGCAGGAACTTCGTACTATAATGACTTCGCGAGTGCTGACAATTCCGGGCTAAAGATTTTTATTAAAGCCGGAACGTGGACTGGTTACATCTCTCCTAACAACTTACAAGGTGGTGCAGGGCTTGAGAACCATGTCAGGTTTCAGGTTGAAGGTGACGTAAATCTAACGGCCAGTGGAGGCATAGCGCATACATGGTGGTTCTATGGTGATTGCAGAAACATTATTGTAGACGGGTTTAAGTCAGACGGAACAAACGGACTTCATCTTACAGGATTAACAGACGGAAGCGGTCAGGTAATGATCGCCAAAAATGGCAAGTTTACGGACTTGCTTGTCATGGGCGTAGATGTCTCCCATAATATTGGAGCATTCGCGGCTGGCATAGCATTCATTCCAGACATAGACGCTGGATCGAACTCTACTAACTGGGTGATGGAAAACCTTGTCGTTTACCGTTGCACGGGAACGAATACAGGCCAGGAATTTATATACATGGGGTATAATAACGATGCGCCTCAATCAGGAAACGCTCCACCAAAAGGAAGGAATTGCGTCATAGCCCGAAACTATTGCAACGGCACTGGTCGTGATTCTTATCAAATGGGCGGTTGTGTTAATATGCGTGTGCATGATAACGTTGGTTTAAATTGGGGATTAGATCAGGAAAAAGATCAAGAAAATTTTATTAGCTGTAATGCCGGTAACACCGGGTTTATTTACAACAACATTGGCATTGGAGGGAAGATGCTATTCAATAGTCAATCAGGCCGTACACCGATGGATGTTGAAGCGGGTCAAACTTCACCGGGTGAGATTTTTGTTTTCTCAAACTACTTCGATGTGGATACATACCCGGCTGGTGGCTTTTCAGAAACTCACGCGATGTATGGTCAAACCTTTAACGGTTCCGGTGCGGGGTCTTTTAAAATGCACTTCGCACACAATACTATAAGATCAGATAAAAAGGTTTATGAATTTTATTGCCAGCCTGACGGATTTAACATCTCTGGTTTCACATTCGCGAATAACATCATCCTAAGAGTTGGCGCAAGCGCAGGGGATTGGCCTGAATTTAACATTGTTGAGAATGGGTACACTTTAGACAGTATAAGGGTGAACAATCTTGTGCGGTTGGTAGGTTCTGAGTCGGATATTCTTTTCACAGATTTACCGAATAATGATCCAACGATTAGCTCTTTTTCCTCAACGGCTTACGGTGCAACAACTAACCTTTCGTACAGGCTTGCTCCAATATCCGATTACTTAAATGATCTTGGAGGATACCCAATGATCGCCCTGGGTGAAGACCCAACTTTCGGAGCGTACTCTGGATACGAAAAAAGAACCATTACACCACCGACGGGCGACACTTCACCAGCTACCTTCAGCACACCGGTTACTATGACCTCATTAACTCAGTCAGGAGGTACTTTAGGATATGAAGCAAGCAAGGACGGGATACTTTATTACATAGTCTCAGCTACAGACAACGAGCCAAGCAAGGCCCAAATTATCGCGGGATTAGATTACGTCAATGGCGAACCTGTAATTGAAGGGGAACTTGATGACGTTGGAACGGTAGTACCTTCGGTAATTACAGGAGGAAACGAGGCCACGAATTACTACTTGTTTTGCGTTTTCGTTACTTTGAACAACATTGAGCAATCAAGCGTTACACGGGTGGCATTCACCACGACTTCAGACATTACCGCACCAACGCTTTCAGGGTACAATATTACAGACGGCCAAAGGAGCCGGGTTTATTTCAACAGTTCAGAGGTTATAACCGGAACTACTTTCTCAAATTTCACTATTTCCGGGAAAACTATTTCAAGCGTTACTTTAAATTCCGGTCAGACTACAGGGCATTACTTTACGGTTTCGGTAGCTTTCAACGCTTCTGATGTTCCAACTATTGCCTATTCTGGATCAAATAACTTTCAAGACATCGCATCTACTCCAAACGTTCTGGCTTCTTTTGGAGCTACCGCTATTGACAATAATATCGTGCCAGCAGCCGCAGAGAATTGGGTAGCCGGTGCATCTTCAAATGCGAGTATCACAGTCGCTAAGGCCACGGCCACCGGTGCAGGGGGAATTGAAACCAGCCAAATGATCCCAGCAAATTCAAACGGATGGGTTCAATGGGGATACGAATCAACCGCTCAGGCAGACAATTCACGGATAGGTTTTGTACTCAACAGCACGACTTTTACTTACTCAGCTTCGCAACTTTTAGCCGGGGCTTACTTTCTTACGAATACAAATACAGCAGTTTATCAGGGCGCTTCGTTCGCTTACAACATAGGAGGTTCGCAAGTCGCTGGAAATTTGTTTAGATTTAGGGTAGAAAGGGCAACCAATCATGTTTACTTCGAACGTAAATTAGTTGACAATCCGTGGGTAACTTTATACGACATGGGGGCAATTGGAGCGGGTGATTTAAGAGGCGCAGCAGTACTTGGAACAAGCGGAAAGACGTTCCCTAATTTAGAGATTCAGGCAGATAACGGATTACAGTAAATGGCGTAACTTTATAAAAAATATGTGATGACCTTCGTTGTAATGACATTCTTCCTGTTAGCCGTTCTATTGACTTATACAACAAAGTTAGTAAGGGATTCCAAACGAAAAAATATAGCACTTAAACGCGAAAGATATGGCAAAGAAAGAGAAACCAAAGAAACCGAAAGGGCCAAAAAAACCAGCGGTAACACCTCTAAATGATCCACCACCGCCACCACCAATACCACCGGGACCACGCGACAAATGAGACTTAAAATGTCACTCATATTGCTTTTCGTTGCTTTCTGTATGTGGAATATTCACTTACTTTATCCGGTTGATTCCACACTTAGAAACTTAATACCATTCAGGCCAGAAATTCAAATTTCAATTGATGGTCATTTAACGTATGCAGGGGAAAGATGCGCGCTAGTTATTGTTTCTTTCTGCCTTTTCTTAATGACTCCGTACAGGTCTTTTTTAATATTCACTTTGCTGTTTCTTGGATACCTAATTGATTACGTTCTTTACTACAATGGGACGCTTTTCTACATGTTCAATTTCGTTCCGGTTTCTTACACATTATTGGCCGCAATAGTCATGATATTTATAATCGTTAAAACTCTTTTTTATGATTGATATAGCCGAGGCAATGATTCAAAATGGCAATTGGGGGCTGGCATTGCTAGTGCTTTTCTTTGCCCTGATAACTTGGAATATCCGAAAGCTCGTTAAAGAGAATGAGGTAAAGCATAGCCAACATGAAACGCACATAGAGCGAAATTTCACTTTAACAGAATCATTGAAAGACATTTCACTGGACTTAAAATCAATGCTGAAGGTTCACGAAACAGAGATTCACAATATTAAGGACGATGTGTACGAATTAAAACAAGACGCTAGGGAGGCGCGTAAGGGATGAAACGCTACACACTCGAACGGGTATACCTTGAGAAGCAAACGTTAGGATCTATCTACGATGAGGACGGAAATTTTATAGCGAAAACTATTGAATTACCGTGGCGATTCAACCAACGTTCACCCGATTCAAGTAAAGCTTCATGTATAAGAGAGGGCGTTTATCCAGTAGAAAAGAATCCAGCGAAACCCACAAGAAACTACGGCTATTTCCGTTTAGGTAATACCGCCCCGCGTCAGGGAATACTAATCCACAGAATCACAAATACCGAGGATTTACTTGGCTGTATTGGCGTAGGATCAAGATTCGAAAACATTGACAAAGATCAGGAATATGAGATGTTAGAATCCAGCAAAACATTGCATTGGATGTATGAGAACATGCCTGATACTTTCCTGCTTGAGATCAAAAAGAAACAAACAACATTATGACAATCGCATTACTTTTACTCGCATGGGTTGACATCATTGGCGGCTTTAACCTTTGGGATTACTTTGTAACAAAGGATGGAGGTAAACCGAACTACTTAATCTATTTCATTGCCAGGGGCATGGCTTCAATAGCTCACAGTACAGTTTGCTTCATTGTTTTAGAAGATCAACACTATGACTACGGTAGTCTTTCAGCGTGGCAATTACTCGCGCTATGGTCACCTTATTTAGGCTTTCAGGTAACTAGCTTTTGGATCATTTATGAGATAGTTAGAAATTATTGGACAGGCGAAGCATTGCTTTATTACGACCATAAGGAGAAGGATTCGGGTCTAATAGATAGGGTATTTGCGTGGGCTGGTTCCGGGTTTCACGTTATAGCAAAGCTTCTCGCGTTGGTTGTATCGGTGCTATGCGTGATTTTGATTTATAATAGGCATTGACTCTGTAGTGGAAGTCAAATAAAAGCCCCCGAACAGGTCATGCGAGGGGGCTTTATATGCTTTGGTTTATCTCCTCCAAGAACTCCAAAGACTTTGTAGAGGACACCGCAAATATACAAAATTATGAGATTACAAAGCCTTTTGATTCTTTTATTTTTAATGTCTTCATGCGGCCCGGCGTGGCATCTAAAACGATCCGAACGCCATAAACTAATAGCCATCCAGAAAGGGGCTACAATTGCCCGTGACACGGTTTGGACTGAAAAGGAAGTAATCACTAAGCTAATAGAGAAAGACACGGTATTCACAAGCCTACAGGGCGACACGGTGTATATTAAAAAGGAGCATCTAAAAATAAAGTACGTCAAGATTCCAGGGGATTCAGTTTTCATTGAAGGGGCTTGCGTTCCTGATACTTTGAAAATCCTTGTTCCGACCACGGTAACCGAAGTGATCCACAATGATAAGGTTTGGGCAAAATGGTGGATATTTCTAGTTATCGGATTCGCTATCGGTATCATCCTTGCTCTTTGGTTAAGACGCTAATCAAGTTCGTGCAAATACTTAACTGGCCAAAGAAAATCATAAAGTTCGGTGAATGTCAAGTCTTTACAACTCCCATCTTTGAAGCATACAGAAATATTTTTTATTCTATACCGTTTTTCCATGTAACGTATCCAGCGAACGTAATTGTATTGATGCACATTGTTTTCAAAAAGCAAGATGTCTTTCAATACATCCACTTCATCATAATCCATACTTTTATAATCTGGCGAAATCTGCATGCTCCAATCAGTAAAGTAAGATTCTGTCGGAACTGTAAAAGACAGCGTGTCTGAATAAGTGGTGTCTAAGTTAAAGTTACCAACCAAAGGCCTTGATAGGATTGAATCTAAACCAGTCTGCCCGTAAGCAGAGAAAGAAAGTAGTATTAGTGCTAGCGTTTTCATAATTTAGTTTGTTAATGATTAATTCCGGGTGTTTTCATTGTCCAAATATTTATTAGAGCCAAAATAAAACAAGCCATCATGGCAAGGAATGCGAATGCTAAAAACGTTCCGATAATGTCTTTAATTTTGTTCAGTCTTTTCGGCCATTCATTTGTGATGTTATGGTCATCATCACCATACAATAATCCTAATAAAAAATAGGATATGAATATAATTAGGCAGCCTTTAATGTAGGTTATCCAAGTCCATCCATCGATGTAGTCCATTGTTAAAAATGACATTACTACCGCAACAACTAAGGATAATCCAGCATTGAATAAAAATTTTGTTTTCATCTGTTGTGCTGAAATTAAAGTTCTTCTAGCTTTGCTTCACTTGAAGTTGCTTTTGTGTAATACTCAGCATGGTTAAGATTTATATTTATACCGTCATCAATTTTACATACTTGATTTGTTGATTTTCCGGTAACATCAATTCTTCTAACCACTATATCACCATGATATTTCCTTATCTCAAGATACTCAAAAGATTTCTTTTCCGTCTTTTCCATTTTTGTTTTGGTCTAGGTTATCACTGAACTAAAAATTAAGCTGGGGAGCGATCAAACTCCCCAGCAACTTGACTTTAATCTACAAGTTTGCCCGACTGGCAAAATCTTTAAAACGGTAAATCATCAGTTGATGTATCCATATTGTTTTGTTGTGGCTGCCTACGTTCACTTGCTGACAAGCTAAAGAATTTTCCTTTTGCACCTTCTTTTACCCATGCTGCGAGTTGCCATTCCTTACCGTCTTCATCTTTCCATGTACCGGTGTAGTCTGGGTGGTTTTCAGTTGTTTTGTTGGTGTTCTTAAATAAAGAACCGCTGTTTGGTTTTGCTTGATAAGCCATGTTAAAGTATTTTAGATTTTAGATGTTCGATATACATTTCAGTTTTGCTTTTGTAGTAAGAGTCAAAGTCTTTAAACCCTTCGTTGCCTTGCTTGAATAATAACCAGAGAGTATTTCTAATCCGTTGACTTTGGGTTTTACCTTGCAACTCAGGATCTATTTTGTCAACCTGTTCAATCTCTTTGTTGTCGATTTCCTTTTCACAAATGTAAAGACATGCAAGTTTATTCATTAAGCTAAACACCTCCCCAGCCTTCCCTTGTGAAAGTTCCTGAGTTCCTATGGTTAGTTTAACCGTGTGATCCTTTCGGCTTGTAACCCCTTCAATGGTAGCTGATAATAATAAGCCTTTCATATCAACGTTATTTTAAGTGACGTTGTGGAAGTTTTAGCCGGTGGCTTTACCCGAACAACTTCGCCTGTTTCCTCTATGATAATGTTCAAAGGTTCTTTTAATCCCTTCAAAAATTCCTGACGTTCTTTAAATTGCTTGTCAGCTTCCTCTACAATCTCAAGACGTGATTTGTAAATAGGGTCTTCGCAATTATCGTAAATGTACTTAGTGCCAACTTCTGTTTTTTCAACCTTTGCACCTTTAAATTCAAAAGTCTTTTCAGCGTATAGATTGGCTTCTTTTACAAAGTCATCCCGTATTTCTTTCAGTACTATTTCAGTCATTTTTTCAATGCACTTAAGGGTAATTAATACCTCCAAAGGATTAACTTCGCCATTCTTTACTGACTCAATCAGTTGCTTTGACATGGTGTTAACTTCGTTCTTTGAGCTTGCAAGGAGTCTTAAACATCCTATTGCGGTAGTTGGTATTTCGTTCATAATTTTGAAATCATTTCGTTGTACATAGTGTCAAATTGTTTGCCCATATCTTTCAAGTCAACCTTGCCAGCTACTACCAAATCTTTAGTATAAGCCATAGCGAAAGAGATCATTTGAATACGTGGTTCGGGTGCTGGTTTGCCTCCTTTTTGCCAATTGCCTCCTGCTGGTTGATCTGATTGCGGCATTGAAATCTTATTGTAAGGCTTTCCGGTCCCACCAATCTTTTGAACAATATCATATTCGACCTCCTGGCCTACCACGAATTTAGTTTGATTCTCGTTCTTAGATGTATAGAACCCTGAATCTGAATTGTCCATGTCAATAACAAATGAGGTATTCCCGTAAGAATCCTTTTTGTCCATCTTTGTGATTTTAATTGGTTTTGCTTTTTTCATTTCCGTTGATCGGTTTAGTTTAAATTGTTTCCATGATTAATTACTTAGAGATTACGATTGAGCTATCAAATTCCGGTCACGTACTATTTGCAAGGCTGTTAAAGCGCGGACGTTCATTTCACGGACTAAAGAAACGCGTTTTTTAGCCTTTAAAACTTTGTGTTCGAATGGACTTTTTAAATCCCATCCAAGCTGTTCAAGTTCAGTTTCAAGAATCTCGTTTAACAACTTCAATTCTTCCTCGGAGTAGTCAGTTAGCAAATACATCTTTTAAGTATTTAAGGTTTAAACTTCTTTGGTTTCTAGTACTTCTGTTTTTTCCTCAGCGTATTCAATTCTATCAAAATGAGCTTTTGCCTCATCATATTTTGAGTAACATTCAATGAAAATGTCATTAACGTAAATGTAATGCCATACCTTGCCGTCAATCTTCGTGGTTTTCTTCAATTCTACTTTCATGTGCTTTATTATTTATTGTTGAAATACGGTGAGAATGGTGAGTAAACATGAGGGGCTTCGGGTTCGTCTCTGTCAGTGTCGTCATCTTCGCGCATTGATTCTGGGATTAGCTCATCCTCAATTATATTATTGTTCCAATCTTCTGTCGTGTTTACCATGTGCTGTTTGTTTAATCTGATGTAAATGTATGACAAAACTAATACACTCCAAACTTTTTAAAATATTTATTGTAATAATTTTGCAATACAGTATATTGTATTACATTTGAGCATGAAACGAACGATAATAACATTCGAGGCCGATCAGGATTTCAAGGAACATCTTGATACACAGGCCAAAAAGAACAGAAAAACGCTATCTGCCTATATTAGAGCAGCGCTAAAGGCCAAATCTAAGTATGTTGAAAAACTAATCAGCTAAACCATTGACAACATTTTTTAGCCAGTCTAACGAAGTAAACCCCTAGTGAGTAGGGAGGAGATTCGAATAGGCTGGCACTTTCCCATTCGATTATAAACAGTAGACAATAAAATGAAAGAAGTATGGATACTAGAATGTATGAGTACAAAAGCTGTTTAATGAGAATAGTTGAGCAGTTTGAAAAATGCAATTACCAGACTAAAGACGGATTGCATGACTTGAAGGATAATCTTGCCTTTGTCGCTTTGAAAGAGTTGGCACAAGAGCAAATTGATAACTATGACGGCCATGCTGATGGCGAAGCGTGGTCGGGAGGCTTTGCTGAAAATCATTAAAGATGACACGGGAAGTCTTAGTAAAGCGAAAGATTACGGGTTATATGCTGATCGATTTCAAACACCCTAACATGGAATTTCCGGTTGAGTGTTTGCTTTGCGCTGTTGACTACGATAAGGAGCTTTTTACACTTCGTCCGGTTGTGCCCGAAAATCCATTCGATAAAGACGAATTTCATGCCTATATCGGAATGTGTGAATTTAGTAGACACAAATTAAAGCTTGTAAAATGAAAGCAAAAGAAAAAGCAAATGAATTGGTTGAAGGTTTTTCGTCATTGGCGATTAACTTTCCATTCATTGATTCACAGGATGGAAAATGTATTGGCGCTGGTTATATGACGCATCAGTCAGCAAAGGCTTGCGCATTAATAGCGGCAAATGAAGCGTTTTTATCTGTCGATTGGGCCTCTGATTTTAATGATGAGAAGCGTAAATTCTGGCAACAAGTCAAGGAAGAAATATTGAAGCTTTGAACCCCCTTACAGTAGACAACCATGAGCATAACAACAATAAGACGAAGCAGGGATAGTATGGCTAAGACGCTGCAAAGATTGAATACGGCACTTCGTAGAACCCCAGAGGAGGATGTAGGAATGCGCGAAGTATTGATCCGTAAAATGGAAATGCTTAGGATAATCAGGATTGAAATGAAGAAATTAATGAGAGAATTATAAATTGTTTAACTCTGGGATAAAATTGAAGGTATGACACACGAGAAGATTATTAAAAAAGATAATGGCGACCGCATTAAAATCCGGATTAACTTCCATGAGTATTCAGGAAGGGCAAATTACGATGTGAGCGCAAGTTTTTGCCCCAAAGGTAAGCGTACATTCACGGACATTAATAAATCCGATCATTTCGAATATCGCCGACTGAGTTTAATGGAAAGGCGGACGTGGGATATGGATGTTATTCTAACCCATATAACCACAGACGATATTTATCGTGCAAAAATCGAATGCTGGGGATTATTAAAACCATGACCCTCTGCCTCTACTCCAAATGCCAGAAACGATTTGAACCATTCAGAGAAGGGGTGAAGTACTGTAGCCGGATTTGCGGTCAGAGGGATAGAGAGGTTAAGAACCATAAAAAGTATTCGGAAAGACGGCATCAATATTGGATTAAAAAATCAAAACTTAATGCAGGAACCGGCAAATCGGTTTAAAATAGATTATGGAAGGACACACAAAAGGAAATGGTGAATTGCCAAGCGCATTTCAACCGGGCCAGAAAATTGGCTTACAGGGATTGATTAACGCATTACAGAGTGCTAACACCGGAAAGTTGGTATCTGTATCTTTTACGAAGGACAAGGTCAAGTACAACATTCAGGTTCCGTTAGTTTCTGATGGCGAGGTTTTAGGGTATTTCAGGCTGGCTAATATTGACTCTGAATTAGTGCACGCTCCGTTCGAAAACGGATTCCATTACAATGATAAAGTAGCTATTGAGGCGCGCAGGCAGGATCAAGATAGTCCAGAACCTTTCTTTGATGCTAACTTTCATGGATACAATGATATTCCAAGAAGCCTAATGACTAGTCATTATGGAGCTCAAACTAGCGACGAAGTTCTGATAGACTTAGATGGGAATAGGAAGTATTTCTCTATTGGCTGGTATGACTTTGACGAATTAAAATGGATTAGTCAAGAAGGAGAAGTAGAAAAAACGATGGTCTGGACGAATCTTCCACTAGCTAAATACGACAAGAAATGAAACCAAAAGAAAAAGCAATTGAGTTAACTGGGAATTTTAAAGATCATGTTAACCCATACATAGGAAGTGGGATGCTTTCAAATACTCACGATGATTCAGCTATTCTATGGCAAGCTAAAAAATGCGCATTAATAGCAGTCGATGAGATCTTGAAGACCAATCCGGTTGAGTTTATTGGAAGTTCCGGTAAATTCAGATACATGGAACATTATTGGCTTGAGGTAAAAGGTGAGATAGAAAATCTTTAACCACTTGCACCCATTGACTATCCGGGGTAGGCAACTGGTCTACCCCATTTTTTAAAAATAAATTTCTCTCGGAAGTAAACAACGTATAGATAATTTTATAAATTTGTTCATCATTCAGGCAGATATTTATGGAGGTGAGACTCATTGATATTTGCTACAACCATTTGAAAACGCCAGCCTGTCTCACACTTCGCTGGCATTTTTGTTTCTATGGCTACCGTATTCGAACGATTACAAATCCTTGAACTTCCTTACGACAAAAGTAAAATATCAGCAGCCGGTGAGGCTGTGTCTGAATATTTTGTTGCGGCTGAAGGTTCACCAACTTCATACGCCAGAATTAAAGTAGATCAGATAGAACCAGTTGGCGAGGCTAAGGTTTGGGATTACAATGACTGTTACACCCCGATGATTGACGAGGTGTTAAAAAATATCTATAGGCCAAAACGTAAACGCATTTCACGTGGCTAAGGAATTACCGTTCTTCAAGTTCGAACCGTCTGAATGGATGGCTGGTAGGATACAGCGGCAACCACTCGATACGCAAGCCATATTTATAAACCTTTGTTGCAAGTACTGGCATAAGCTAGGGGAGCTAAGCTATGAAGATGCTTGCCTTGATTTTGGTAAAGATCAAATTTCACTACTGCATGAAAAGAGAATAATCGGGGTAGATTCAGACTACATTTTTATAAAGTTTCTTGATTCACAGCTTGAAGAGTGTGCACTTGTTTCAAAACAAAATTCTTTGAAGGGGCTTAAATCGGCTGAAATGAGGGCTTTACGGAAACAACAGTCAACAACTGTTCAACCACTGTTAACTGTTGTTCAACCAAACCCAACAGAAGAGAAGAGAGTAGAAGAGAATAAGAAGAAAGAAGAAAAGAAGAGAGAACCGGCTCGCGCCTACGATGTTCCTTTTGTGAATGGATGTTTAGTTGCATGGGAAGAATGGGAGCAATACTTAAAAGAAAAAAAGAAAAAACTAACGCCATCAACAGCAAAAAAACAAATGCAATTCCTGGGGGGGCGGGCCGATCCGGAAGCGATAGCAATAATTAACAGGTCAATTGAAAAAGGATGGATAGGATTATTTGAAATAAACAACAATACAAACAATGGAACCACTTTCGGGAAACATGCTCAGGCAACGATTAGACGAGCTGACGCCACAATTGAAGAAGGAAAAGATTTTGGACAACTTTGATAATATTGAATTAAGCGATGAGGAAACTCAGGAAGGGCTAAGGCTGGCAAGGGAACAGAAAGACCTACGATTGAAGAAAGAAGCCTATAACGCAAGGATTAAAGCGGATCGGGCAATTAAATCGTTTTCTTTCGATGAACTGGTTAACCTGTACGAAATGCAGTATACAATTGATGATTCAAACCGGATTCCAGTGCATCAAATCTGTTTGTACTTCTCAGGGGATAGCGCTTTCAAAGGCGACCTGAACAAAGGATTGCTTTTGATGGGAGGGGTTGGGATTGGTAAAACTTCTATAATGAAGTTCTTCATCAAAAACCAGCGCATGAGTTACCGGGTTGATTCATGCCGGGATGTTGAAACAAATTACGCGGCCTTTGGTGATGAGTGGTTAGATAAACTTTCTGCTAACATTCCGATTGCAAGTAACTCAGATTATTTCGGACACCAGGAAATAGGTTTATGTTTCGATGATCTTGGAACAGAGGCCAACGGGAAACACTACGGTAAAGAAAAAAACGTAATGGCTGAATTGATTCTTAACCGTTACGATAATAACTTACCTATGCTTTCAACACACTTCACGACTAATCTAACGGCTGAAAATATTAAATCACAGTATGGAACGCGTGTAACCGATAGGCTTCGTGAAATGGTAAACATTATAACGTATCCAACCAACGCAAAGACTAGGCGTAATTAAGTAGGCAAGTAATTAAGATTTAAAGATATGGACGACAAGATTTTTATTGATGGTGATTTTAACGGTAGTTACGGGTCGCGGGTCGGAAAAGGTAAGGCCAAAACTCCAAAGGAGCTAATTAAAAAGTGGAAGGAAAACGAAAAAAACAACATTCCTCCCATCACTGGAATGGAAAAAGCATGGCGATTAAAGTATAACGAAAAGAATTAAAGATATGGAAGTTAAATTGAGAATGGTTTATACGTGTGAATATTGCCGCAAGAAATATGTAATAGGTCAGGCCGCGATTAAGCATGAAAAGTATTGCGCAAAGAATCCCGTTAATTTCAAGGCGTGTTATGATTGCACATACTGTAAAGAGGATTCAATTGAGGTAGAGCGAGATTATGGTGTAAGCCGGTTTAAATCATTCTTATGCAGCAAACTAAACGTTGGCATTTACCCAACAAAGGCAGAAAGACTTGATTTACCTAGTCGCTTCCCTGAAACATTTGAAGACCAAATACCGATGCCAAAAGAATGTGAACATCAAAAAAGAGCATCAGTATTTACCGGAATAGATTTTTAAGATTTGATACCACATAACTAAAAAAGGAAAGATGAACATACACGATCCAGAATTTGAATCCAAAGCAGAGAAGCTACTCGCAAGGCTCAAGGCAAAGAATCCAAAATTTGACCTAATGGCAGAGCTTGGAACAATGATGATGAGGCACATTGATTCGTTCACACCTGCCGAAAGAAAGCGATATGATGAGCTTTTAGAACTTTGTAAGGATTAACCTTTTTACTCCTGGAATAAACACTAATTTTTGACGAAGAAACATTTAACCAACTAAACCATTGAGATATGAACGCAGAAAAAAGATCAGTAAACACCGACGCATTAGCGACACTTGGAACAATTATTACCGATGGAGGTCGGGACGCTATTCATTTAGCGGTTGAACCTGTTATTGCAGGCATGGCACTTTATCCAGGTTCTAACATTGGAATCAGGGACGGTAAGGCATACGCCGATGGGGTAAAATTTTTGGGTATCGTTGACCCGTTTTTGACTGATACCGTTTCGCCCGGTGAAAAGTTTTGGCTAATCGTTTACCCGCGACAAATCACTTCACTTCGTCACGTTTGGAGCCATCCAGATTTTCCAGAAGAAACCCCAGCCGAAAATCAAGATTCAGTAAAATGGATGATGGCATGGGCTAAAGAACACATGAGCGCGGATTACTATGGCGATAACGAAAATGTATCGGATGAACAAGCTTATGCAAATGCTATTAAAGCCGGTCACGAGTATCATCTTGGCCCTTATGAATCAGCCGATGAATTTATTGATAATGAATGGTGGAATCATTGGGAAACCATTACCGGTAAACGTGGTGATAGAGATCATTACTTTTCATGCTCTTGTTAATTTTCACCCCTAGTGAGAGACTAATAATTGAAAATATGAAGTTTAACAGAGTTTGGGCAATGCCGAATAGAAACACTTTTGATATTAAACCGATTGCTGAATTGATTGGCCGGTACTATCATAAAAACAGCATTGATCCATTCGCTAATCGTAACAAGATTGCCAGTATAACCAACGATTTGAACCCAGAATTTGAAACTACCTACAATCTGGACGCTATTGACTTCCTTAAATTGTTTGCCCGTGATTCAACTGATTTAGTATTATACGATCCTCCTTACTCTCCACGGCAGGTTTCGGAAGTATACAAGCAATTTGGAAAGACTGTAAACATGCAGACCACACAGGCCAGTTATTGGAGCGATCAAAAGAAAGAGATTGGACGTATTGTAAAACAAGGAGGTTTATGTATAACGTTCGGATGGAATAGCGGAGGTATAGGAATGAAATATGGGTTCGAAATAATTGAAGTTCTTTTAGTTCCGCATGGCGGATGGCATAACGATACAATTATAACGGTTGAACGTAAAACAAAAAGCGAATTATTTTAACTTTTTAAACAAAACTGACTATGAAACAGACAACTAACGAAACCCAGAAAGGACAGCTATTGGAGTACCTCTACGGAACATTCAATAAGATTGATGCTATCCAGGCTTTACGAAAGTTTGGGACAATGAAGTTAAGCACTCGTTTAGGCGAGCTTAAGCGGGATTACAACCTCGTAATCAAAAGCGAGCGCAAGCCCGGAACCAGGTATTTGAGATATTGGGTAGAAGCACCAAAACGGAAATTAGCATGAATCGCGCAGACCACATTTATAACCGCAAGGTAGCGCGGGAATACTCAGAGCGAACATTCCCAAGGAAAGCTAAAATAATGGTAGGAGCGTCAATTCTGATAGGTCTATTGATCGCTATTGCGCTTTTCATCGGAACAGTACGGGCAACTGAAGAACTAGTTAGACAATTTAACCCTTAAAACTATGTGCGGATATATCAGAAAATCACCAAAGAAAGAAGTTGTAGACGGGGAGGATAAAAACCCGTACACAAAGGGATACATTGAATGGCGCGGCCTTATATTTTGGCGGCAACAGGTTATTCAATCCATCGATGGAGGTAAAATCGTCATGGGCGAAAGCCGTAACATAACCAACAAAGGAAAGGAGTATTTTGACGCTTCTATCCATCGCCTGAGTCAGGCCCACAACCTCACAAAGATAGACTCTGAATTGCAATGAAACATCAACATCTTTACGTAATACAACATGGAAAAGGATTTTGGAAATGCACCGGATGCCAGAAGCGTGTCAAATCATCCTGAAGTCGCCAGGCGTGAAGCTGAAATAATGCTAATCGCCCGTAACATGACACCGGAAGAACATCAAAAGGCTATCTGGGACTATGCTAAAACAAAATGGCAACGGCTCCGAAACGAGAACAGAGATTTCAAGGCAGAAACAGAGAAGTTAAATATTTCTGGAAAATAGTTTGGGTAAAACTTGTGTACCTAAAATACTTTAAGTACCTATGTGTATGGATAAGCGAATCACACTTGACGAGGAAACTGTCAGGAAATTAAAAATACTTGCAGCCAACAACCACACGGATGTTAAGAATTTTATTCAGGACACTTTGAAGGAACTTGTAAAGAAGGTAAAATGATTGGAATCTACTTTTTAATAAAAAAGAAAAAGATCGTATACATTGGTCAGACTATACATTGGCCAGATAGACTTTACGGTCATCGTGATAAAGATTTTGATACAACTAGATTTATTAAATGTGACGAGTTGATGCTTAGGTATTACGAAACAAGATTAATAAAACTTTTTAGACCAGAATTAAACAAAAACGTTGGAGGACAAACAACAGTTGTGAGAGTTCCTATTTGGCAGATTGATGACATTAATAAATTAATCAGAGGAGAAACAACGGTTGAGGAGATACTAACAAGTTATGGCCTAACTAAAGAAGAACAATTATTGATAAAAGAAAAGGTAGCGGCAAAACTTCGAATGAAAGTTGCTTAGCAACGCATACGTAAAATTCAAAACCTCTAAATCAAAATAACCAATGAAGCCAACACATCATGAAGTTAAAACTTTCGACCACAAAAGGAACCACAAATTTCTAATGGAGGCCAGAGCTGAAAACGATCGTTCTGCCTTCGCATGGCTACTGGATTGGCGCGCTCAGTTATCCATTGTATTAGTCTTTGGAACGCTTGGAGCCTGTAATTTGTACACTGGAAACACTGCAATAGGATGGGTATTTCTAGGCATTACGTTTATTTTAACGAGTGCTTTTATGGTGTTTCGAGTGCTGGTTCCATTTTGTAAATGGTTGGTTAATTTGGTTGATTAAATAGAACAGGATGAAACCGAGATATAGATTACTTTATTCTAAATTATGGAAAGAATGGAAGTGTTATTTGGTTAATCCTGACGGTTCACTACCTCGTTATTGCACAAAATACACTGATTTTCTATGATTACCACAAAACACAAAGATAAAAGCCTTTCGGTATTACGTTATGAACTTGACGGATGGGTGAGTCAATACGTTAGGCTAAAGGCCGCAAACAATGAAGGAACGGTAACATGTATATCCTGTAATGAAAAACTGTTTTGGAAAGACGCAGATTGTTGCCATTATGAGAACCGAGATAACATGGGAACTCGGTTCTATCTTCCAAATCTTGAACCTGGATGTCAAGATTGTAACCGGCACAATAAAGTATTTCATATTACTGAATGGGGTAAGAAACTGACTGAAGAAATGAAAATTCACCTCGCATTTATAGCACACGGAACACAAAAATACATGCGTTTTGAATTGGAGGAAATGATTTTAGACTACCGTGATAAGGTGGCGAAGCTAAGGAAGGATAAAGGATTATAAAAATGGCGTTGATGGGGATGGAGGATTAGCCCCACTGGCACTCTTTGCCAGCCCGTAAGGTCGTAGGTTCGATTCCTGCCAACGCTACATATGGAGAGAAGTTTTTCATTGAGGTTGATAAATAGTCTTAGGCATAAGATAAACCCACTCGACTAAAATTGAGTGTTTTTAAAAGACCAAAACGGATGAATGCAAAGTGTCAACGTAACGCTTTAACATGGGGTTCGAGTCCCTCTTCTCTCTACTTTTAAAACCTATTAACAAATGAAAACATAAAACCATGAACACTTTCGAAGATTTCAAGAATCAGGTGGCTGTTAAGCACGGGTATACAAACTGGTTCGCAATGAAGAATATATTATCAGATAAACAATCTGAAAGACTTAATGAATTACTTATTTCCAGACTCGAAGAAGCCACTACTTTGTTTGTTGAGAGCGAGAAGAATAGAATCATACAATCTGCAATTGATCAACTTGAGGAACTGAAAGGACAAAGAGAAATGCCAAACGATAGCGAACCTGATTATAATTACGGCTCAGTCAAAGCCTATAACAACGCGATAAATATATTGAAATTGAACCTTAAAAGGCTATAAACACTATGAGAACACTAACAATATTACTAATCCTTATTTCATTCAACGTCAGTGCCCAATCTTTCTACCACAAGAAAATGAAGCGTGTAAGCTTTGAATCTAAGCAGTGCCAGGCTATGAAACCTAAAGTAACGGTTCATCAAAAGCTGGTCAGCAAAAAACTATATTCTCAAAAGAGGCGTAAAAACAAACGATAAGCCAATTGATATTCAGAATTTGAATTACGTTTAAAAATTTTTACATTTGGTTTATGGCTGGGAGACCTACAGATTACAATCCTGAATATGATGAACAAGCTCAGAAGCTTTGTAAGTTAGGGGCAACCGATGCAGATTTAGCGGATTTTTTCGAAGTAACAGAGCAGACTATTAACAATTGGAAAGAGAAGTTTCCAGAATTTTTTGAGTCCATAAAGAAAGGGAAGCTTACCGCTGACATGGAGGTTGCAGATAGACTATACCAAAGAGCTTTAGGTTTTGAGCATGACAGCGAAGAAATAAAGGTTGTTGATGGTGGTATAGTTCACGTTCCAATTAGGAAAATATACCCTCCAGATTCAACAGCGGCTATATTCTGGCTAAAGAACCGTAGATCAAAAGAATGGCGTGATAAGCAAGAAATTGAACAGAAGACGGAGCATTCAGGAAACGTAGGGTTCACAGGTATAAACATCATTCAACCGAATGAACCAAGTTCAGACTAGAACATTCACCCACGACCCTAATTATAAACAGTTTCTTGCTTTAGAGAAGCTTTACGACTTTGAAACTAAGTATATCGGATTTGGTGGTGGCGCTGGCGGTGGAAAGTCTTGGATAGGTGCAGAATGGGAGCTGGCAATGTGTTTAAACTTCCCAGGTGTTCGTTACTTTATGGCTAGGGAAGAATTGAAAAGCCTAAAAGATACCACAGTTAAAACCTTCTTCAAGGTAGCAAAGAAACATGGTGTAATGGACGAGTTTCGATACTACGAACATTACTCAGCTATCAGATTTAAGAACGGCAGCGAGATTGCGTTACTTGAATTGAAGTATGTTCCATCAGATCCACTATTCGAGCGGTTTGGGTCAACTGAATACACCGGAGGATTGATAGAAGAGGCTGGTAAAGTGCATTTCAATGCTTTTGACACCTTAAAATCAAGGGTAGGCAGGCAATTAAACGAGCAGTACAACATTCCTAAAAAGGTTTTAATAACTTTTAACCCAAAAAAGAACTGGCTTTACCATACATTCTACAAGCCGAATAAAGAAGGTACTTTGGAGGCTGGATACGTGTTTATTCAGTCACTCGCAATTGAAAACGATAAGATTGATAAGGGTTATTTAGAATCACTTGACGAAATAAAAGACCCAACACTTAAAAAGCGTCTAAAATACGGTGAATGGGAGTACGAAGATGATCCTTTGTCGCTAGTTTCATATGATAACATCCTGAATATATTCACCAACTCGTATGTCTCAGGGGGCAAAAAGTACATTACCGCAGATATTGCACGTTTCGGTGATGACAAAGTAGTAATTAGGGTTTGGGACGGCCTACGGGTTATTAAAAAGGAAAAGAGAAGCAAATTAAAGGTTACCGAAAGCGCTGCATTGATCAAATCATTAGCAAATACATACCGAATACCGATGAGCGAGGTAATTGTAGACGAGGATGGAATAGGCGGGGGTGTGGTTGATATACTTGGGTGCAAGGGGTTCGTTGCTTTGTCTTCACCTCTACACGGTGGCAACTTTGATATGTTAAAAAGCCAGTGTGGTTACCGATTATCAGAACTTATCAACGAAAATTTGATATTTGAAGATGAACAGTCACCAGCCGAACGAGAATTAATAATTGAAGAGATTGAGCAGTTGAAAAGAAAGACTGAAGACTCAGATAAAAAGCAAGCAATCATGCCAAAAGATAAGATTAAGGACTTAATAGGCCGTAGTCCGGACGATTTAGATACTTTCATCATGCGCGCATGGTGGGAATTAAGGCCATTTAAAAAAACAGGTTCATTTAGATCAAGCTTTCATAAGGTATGATAAAATTTAAACTAAACGGTAAATCGATTGACATAGCAACAGATTGGGACGACCTAACACTGGAGCAGTTTTTGAAAATATTTGATTTAAAGAACGATACATTGCAAGCGGTCTCTATCGTCTCGGGACTAGATTACGAATATCTCAAAAAGTCCACGATTATAGGACTTGAACCACTCATTCAAGCGTGTCAGTTCTTAAACAAGCCTTGTAAATTCCCTGAAACAACATTCAAACTGGGTAAATACAAACTTCCTTTAGATTCAAAATGCCAGTTCAACCCACAGTTTAAGCGGTTGGACCAGTTCGAGGACATGAGGAAAGTCATGATTGATTCTGATAAAGGACCAAAATCAATTGCTGAAGGATACGCTAAATATTGTGCGATATACCTTCAAGAAATCAGGGATGGCGAGTACAGTTTCTCTAAAGCTATGGCAATGGTTGACGAGGTAAAACAAATGCCAGCTAAGGAGGTGGTGCCTGCGGGAAGTTTTTTTTTAATAAAGCTATTGAGCTTATCAACTGGCATTCAAACAACCTCCCCGAATACCAACCGGAGCCAGAAGAAATCGAAGCTGGGTGGGAAGACTTCCAGAAAAAGTTTGGGTCGTATGCGACGATAGACCGAATATCCAGGACTTTAAACATACCGGAAGACGTGCTTTATTCATGGGGAGCTAAAAGGTTTTGGTTTAAACATATATTTCTGGCTTGGGAGGCGAAATGTAATTCAGAGTACAACAAATTGCAGATGAAAAAGAAATAGTCTAATTTTGGCTACATGAGTCATAAAGGGATTAGGCTTCTTATAGAATCCACTGCCAAATCATTAGCAGATAATATCACTTTCGACTACGGGCGGCGCTCTGATACAAACATGGAGCGCGATATTAAGTATCCTCTCATAGCCTGTCAACCCCTAACATCAACGACAAGTTTTTCTGTTAACAACGTTTTCAACTACTCTAAGACTTGGCAAGTATCAATTGCTTTTGTTGATAAGGATAGTGATGGAAGCGATCAGGAACAGTACAGTTTAATACTGGATAGGATGAATCACTTAGCTGACCTGTTCATAAACAAACTAAACTCAAATGCTTCAAGTGATTGTGTAACTCATGGCGATGTAATTATAACAGGCATGAGCCAACAGCCATTTATAAAAGCTATGAAGGATGTTGTTACTGGGTATATCCTAAACTTCTCTCTACAGGAGACAGACGATTTTAACTACTGTGAAGTTGTTTGTTGATGTGCTTACCATATTGAGCCAAACAGGTAACACGGTAGTGGACCAAATAAGGCAGAACCTTGCTTCAACCGGAACTAACGCCACCGGGAAAACATCATCATCATTACGGTTCGAAGTTATAGACCAGACTGATACTCAAATTCTACGCATTATTGGAAAGCCTTTCTTTAAGGTAGTGGAGACGGGGCGCAAGCCTACACCGGAATATACCAAGCCATCTAAAGAGTTTGTTGAATCGATTAAGGAATGGTGTCGTGCCAGGGGTAAGGAAGAAAAGGCAGCGTATGGAATAGCTTTATCAATCCATCAAAAAGGAACCAAGCTTTTCAGATCAGGAGGCCGTGAAGACATATTTTCCAATGTGATCACAGATGATTTTGTTGATGGTATTTCAAAGGCTGTTCTCGGACAGTTCACGAATGAGTATTTAAAGAACGTAGTAAAAATAACATCAAGTGGCACTAACCTTAATTAAAAACCCATTAGGTCACAAGCTCAGCGATTCAGAGATTGAAGCTGTTATTATTGATAATGGCGCTGGTGATGCTTTGGTATACATGGCAACCGGTCACGCTTTAGTCGATGGAGATTACGTTTACATACAATCGAACTTCGATTCTTACAACGGTTACAAGTATGTTGATTCTATTGCATACGATTCTTTTAAGATCCGGTACAGTGAGAACAGCGACGCAGTTGAATATATCCAGGATGCCGACATTACTTACCGCGTTTCTGTTTTAGAACACGGTTATCAGTGCGTTCACCTTCCGATAGTTTACGAGCTTGAATCTGATATTTCACCTAATAACGTAGCTGAAGAAGCGTACACACCAACTACGATAATCAGCCAATCAGACGAAGGCGGATTAACTCGACTTGCTTTATCTGTTGGACTTAATAACCCATTAGCACTGGATAAAATCAAACTGTTTGGTTCTGGAGACTTGGAAGGAGTTTATCAAATAGTAACAGTTTACCATGATTGGAACATCGTAATAGATTTGCCTTATAATGTCGCGAATACTTTTACCGGACTTCAGGTCATAAAGTGGTATGAAAACTACACTATAAACGTAATTGTTTGGGCAGGCTTAGAACCGGGGCACCGATGGGAAGATAGGCTACCGTTTGAGATTGCAGCTACTTTGCAGTTCTCCCCGGACGATAATAATCAAATCAAGTTTTCAATAGCTGAGGTTTTAAAATCCTACATCAAAACCAGGAATAATTTAACGCTTGACACTCTACCTAATAACTTGGATTTCATGGTCGGGTTTTATATTCAGTACTTTGAAAGCTATGACGTTTCGGACGGTGAAGAGGTGACAACATTTGAAGGGGAGATAACAACGGATGACTTTATAGGTCACGCGATCAACTCGAAGCTTCAATTTAAATCGGAAAGTGTTTCCCATCTTTCAGACTACATAAACGAAGATGTTTACTACGCCCAATGGCTAACACTACAATCCAGGCCTATAGGAGTAGTTGGTAGATTCTTTGACTTGTCATTCATAAACAGATTTTTAGCTACAGACATTACGGTAGAAATAACAAAGACTTTGGCCGGGGTTTCTATATTAGAAACGATCACTATCACAAACCCAGGCACCGGAGTTATCAGGGTTCCGTTGGAAATAGAAAGCGGGTATGATGAATACTGCGTACAAGCTTCGACCGCAGGATCAGCAGAAGGACCAGGAGTAACCAGCGCAATCACATTGCCAGACTTGATAGATTGGTTATCTAGGTCTACTTCTGGATTTATAGCTAACTGGGGTACAGGTATACCAAATCCTGATGTTACAGTTGTAGGGACTGGTGTTTTTACTCCAGCTTCGTCAGAAGATTTATATTGCGATTATGCTTTTGTTTTAAGTTATTCTTACACAATAACAGTGAATTATACAAAGGTTTATAATTCAGGAACTTCAAACCCTAGAAGTATTACAATAAGTGCTTTTGATAATTCATTCAACATTATACATACATCAAGTGATACCACACCTCCATCACCAGGCGGAAGTGATACGATTAGTTTATCTTTTGTTTCTCTAGGTACTGAAACCAAAATAGGCGTAAGTGTTACCGACGGTTCTGATGTAAGTTTTACAATTACTGGAAGGTCAGGGGCGCAAACAACCCCATCTACTCCAGCGGTTGCAGCTCAGATTATAACAGAACGAATTTGCATGGACATAATAGAAGAATGTGATAGTACATTCATTGAAGAACCAGAAGGAATAAGATTATTGGAGGACGGAAGCTTTAGACTTTTAGAATAATGACAGTAACACCATTATATTTAACTTGGCTGAATTACTTAGGAGGTTTTGAGTATTTCTTTTTCACGACTAAAAAGGAATTTCAAATAGAAATCCAGTCCACTGGAACATCTCGTAATAACATTCTACCGAACTGGCCTAACTCATACGGTACCAATGCTGACACAATCAATAAGCAGACTTTCAGAGAAGCAGGTAAAAAGATTGTAGTAATCACCCAGCATTTAACCTTGAATCAATTGGACGCTTTGAAGTATATCAAAACAAGCCCAGTAGTTCAGATCGTTGAAAGCCGGGTAGATAGAAGAACAGTAATAGTAGACACTGATTCTTTCAAGATTTACGACGAAAGAGATAAATTATTCACACTTCAATTTACATTAACCTACACGGATAATATACCATCGCAAAGAGTATGATGTTAAAAGCAAATGGCGAGTATTTAGACTTTAGCGGCGACATAGAAATCGAACGCCAAAGCAAACTATTCGAGGCTTTTTCTGAAACACTTGGCGACTTCTCTTATGCTTTTGATCTTGACGACACGGCAAACAATAGGAGAATATTACAGGTTGACTCTGTAAACAGAACCAATAAAATAATTTATCAGTCAATCCCGGCTGAGGTTCAAAACGATTCAGGTGTAGGGATTTACTACGGAATGCTGAGAGTTGAAAAGTATACAAATGTTATAACTTGCGGATTCTTCTCAGGTAATAACAACTGGATAACATTACTCACAGGAAATTTACTTGATATTGATTGGAGTGAATTGGATGTGGCTAAAAGTTCCACTATGGTTACCGATACATGGAACAGCTCTTTAACAGGTGTTAAGTTTCCTATCGTGGATAAAGGAGGACTCGAAAATAGGCTAGGCCAAGCATTTGCCAACGACACAAGAAACTTAAACCAGAATGCTTTTGACTTTCATCCTTTCTATTTTGTAAGTCAGATTCTTAAAAAGGTATTAACTAATGCCGGATTAAAAATATCAGGTGAGTTACTTCAAGATGCTCTGTATCAAAACTTAATCATTACCTCAAATCGTGGTGACACACGCGCAGACAGGATAGACGACAGGACTTCTAAGGTAGGTCGCAATTCTTCACAATCTTTGCCGACATCAAGAACCAAGTTACAACTAACATCGACTGATCCATTCAGTGACGGCGAATCGGAACTGTGGGATAATACTCTGTTTCGATATGTGGCAGATGTTGCAATGACGATCAAGATAGTGCATGATTTACGAACAAGTGTAGATCAGGAGTATACCTATGAAATAGAGGTTAACGGATCAGTCGAAAGAACATGGGAGTTCACAGAAGAAAACACGTACACCACAACATTAGATTTAGTTGCTGGTGATTATGTTGATTTCTACGTTACGTCGGTAACATCAACTGCCAACTTATTAACAGGGTCAAGTATTACTATTTACCCTCTATACTTCGAGTACTTCTATGCTTCGGATTATATACCAAGCATGGACAAGTCAACTTTTGTAAGGAACGTGTTCAATATGTTTAACGTGGTTATTGATTACAACCCTTTCACCAAAACTCTAGATACCAGGTTATTCAAAAATATAACACTTCAGCCAGAGATTGATATATCAGAATACGTAAGTTCTATCGAAGTTGATTACTACGAGTTTATAGATTCTTTTGCCAAGATAAATAATTTTAAGTACACCGTCCCTGAGATTACCGAGGTTGAGGACTACAACAAAGCCAATACTTTAGAGTACGGAGCTGGCGCAATTAGATTAACCAATAAATATTTAAATGAAAGCGTCGATGTTTTAGAACTTGAATTTGCACCACCATTTACTTACTACAATAATAACTTTGCGGCACCTATTGCTAAGATAAACTTTGCGAGTTACTCAAGAGTAAACGACACGGAATTTGACATAACATCCGTTTCAGATAGTAGTGGTATCGCTCGTTTCAACGTAACCGGGGCAATGCCTATCGGTATGGTGGTAGGAAGGATAGTAGAAATTTTCGACAGCTCTAATTCAGCGTATGACGGAACAGGAATTCTTTCGGTCGTTACTGGAACTTACTTTGAACTGGTAAATGTATCTTTTATAAACACTGCCACGGCTAACTTTAATCTAATAACTACTGAGGTTTTAGACAGTGATACTCCGATAATAATGGTCAATTCATTCCTTTCAATAAGTGAGTTTTCGCCATTCTCTACCGTTTATTTAGGGTCCAATCCTTTTACAGAAGCCACTTATGCGTGGTTTGATAAGCCTTTTACTGGATTAGTGACTGATGGTATGGTTAACTCTTTGGCGTTTGATCCTGTTAATCAATTGGGATCTTATCAAAAAGGGTTGATTGATAACTACTATTCGGATTTAAAAAGCATATTGAACGATCCGGTTAAGATTTATGCGGTATGTAATTTACCTGAAAGTGTTTTTAAACAGATAACTTTTACCCAGCCAATCAGGTTAAGATTTGGTGATTTCGATTGCCAGTTTTACGGTAACAAAATATCAGGGTTTAAAAATAGTTGGACTAGTTGTATCTTCGAATTAATTAAACGCAATGGCTAACGAGCAGACAGAAACCATATTACTAGAATTCGTAGTCGATCAAGGGGCCGCTGAAAAGCAACTTGAAAAGATTGAAGGGATTCTATTGGACAATAAAAAAGCCCAGCAGGAGCTAACCAAAGCCTATAAAGCGGGGAATATTACCCAACAGGAGTATATCCAGGAAAACATACGTCTTCAGGCAAACATTAAAAAGGAGCAACAACAGAAGGCGACATTAATTAAAACCATCAATACTGAAAGCAATTCCCGTGATGCTTTACGTCAGCAGATTTCTAGGTTAGTAAAAGAATACGATGGATTAAATCAAGGTAGTACGAAAGGAGTTCTAAAGGCTAAGGAACTTGAGAACCAGATAGCCAAACTTTCGGCACAGTTAACGAAGGGAGACAAGGCTGCGGGACTGTTTAAAAATCAAATTGGTAACTATCCAAAAGCGTTTGGCGATGCTATCCAAAATATAAACGTTGCCGGTACTTCAGTCGGTGGACTTACCACAAAACTAGCTTCATTCGCTAACCCAGCTACGGCTGCGGTTGGTATTATAGGAGCTTTGGGAGCAGCTTATGCAAGATCAACAGCGGGAGCAAAAGACTTAGAGTTCGCACAAAATCAATTGAGTGCAGCGGTTCAAATTACAACTAACGCATTTGCTAATCTATTTTCAAGTGAAGAAGATGGAGAAGGATTTTTAACTAAAGCTTTAAATTCTTTTTTAAACTATTACGCCCCTGCTGTTGCAGCTTTCACAAAGGCTCATGCTTTAAACATTGAAAAATTACAAGATTTACAAAGGGAAGAACTTCTAATAAGGGATGGTGTAAATGATAGACTATCGGAAAATCAGGAACTTTTAACCGAAATAAACGAAGAACAAACATCTTTAAATAGACAGCTAGAATTAGCTAACGCAATTGGAGCAAATTTAGTAAACAACAAAGCTGAACTAGTTGATGTTAACCAAAAAGAATTAGCAATACTTGAGAAGCAAATAGGGTTCGTTAAGGATAAGGACGCGATACAAACTTTAATAAATCAGAAGACAGCAGAGATAAGTAAGATTGAACTAGAAATTAATAAAAGGATCAAGGCTAATGATATACTTAAAGGAAATATCAATGCAAAGCTGGTTGAACAAATCAGACTAGAGGAACAACTAGCAAGGCATCAAAAGTCTGGTACGGTTGATACCACACAATCGGGTATTCCAATCAACACCTTACAGCCAACAGAAACCAGTGCCAGCAATGCAGTAAAAGCTCAACAAGAACTTGCTGATAATCTTTTAGCGGTAAATAAGAATTACTACGACGCTGACCTTAAAGCAAAGCTTCAAACCAACGCTTTAAAGGAGCAAGCAGACCAACAACAACTTGCAATAAGTGCCGACATACTTGCCGCTGGAGCTTCTTTGTTCGAAGAAAACACAGCTGCTTATAAAGCATTTGCCACTGTTTCAACCTTAATATCAACTTACGCTGCGGCTCAAAAAGCTTACGAAGCTGCTTTCCTTCCTGTTCCTACCGTAGCTAGTCCAGCTTTAGGAGCAGCTTATGCGGGCGCGGCAATCGCTACAGGTCTTGCTAACGTAGCTCAAATTAATGGATTCCAATTCGCTGAAGGTGGATACACAGGACCAGGCGACAAATACAAACCAGCCGGAATAGTACACGCTGGTGAAGTAGTTTGGAATCAACGCGATGTTGCGATGGCCGGGGGACCTAGCGCAGCGAATGCAATTAGACCTACAGCTATGAAGGGTTACGCCGATGGCGGGTTTGTAACGAACACGGCTATAAGCTCAACTCAGCAGGCACTAATTACAGCGAATGCCTTTAAAAATTTACCAGCTCCTGAAGT